GGGGGTTGGCGAAAAGGGGGGGTGGTTATGATTGTCGAAAATCGTGAAAATTGAGCATGGCTGGGAACCCCCCCTTTTTTGACTTCTAAACGCGCGAGGAATGGAGAAGTCAGGAGGGGGCGAATCTTGGGGAGAGGCACCGGCAGGAAATCGGGAAATCCAAAAAGTCGTAACAAAAGAAAACAGGCAAATAATACTACTAATACTCTCTCTCTCTCTCTCTCTCCGGACTGCTGTTACCTGCCCTCTGCTAGGCCAAATCGGGCTTCTGGGCGAACTCGTTGTGGAGATGGCGTTTTTGGGGGGTTTTGGACAGTCGCTTATAGATGTTTCAGCCCTTTTCGGCCGGACCTTGAACATCGGTGAAACATGGCCGTACTTATATATACCGGGGATCAAAAGTAACGAGTTAACGGTGTCACACAGTATTACAGGTGTTAATAGGGCTAATCGGTTTATTCGATTTAGTGTACTAGTGGCCTAGTAGTTGACTTCTGTAGGGGCTCCCCGGCCGGCTTGACGGCGAGCAAATTTCTCGGTAGGCTCAGGTCCTGAGCCTACCGAGAAATTCATCGCCCACCGGACCCCCACCGGTTGTGTTGATAGAACCTCCCCCGCCCGCCGGCAGGTGCCTAGTTGCCTAGGACTGGTGTGCTTAGTTCCACTAGCGTATTAGTCGGCTAATTGGTCTCGCGCGGCGCACGCGCGTGTGGTGCAAAGCTGCATTAGTGATCTAGTTGACTAAATCGGTGGCCCAACGCGCGCGTGCGCTCGCCCGCCCGCCCGCCGGCCCTTCCCCGCCCGCCCGCCCGCCTGCCGAACCCTACTATCAACAAGTGCCCACGCGGGTGGCGTGGGCACAAAAAAGCCGCCTTGCGGCGGCTTGGTAATACGGGTTAGGGGTTTAGCGCAGGGCCCGGACCATCCGGGCCCTGCTAGGGGTTTACTTACCGGCGGGCTCTTCCCACGTGGGGAAGGCTTTTCTGATCGCGTCGATGACGTCTGCCGCGACGCCATCCAGCTTCATCAGGCGCAGAGCTTCCAGCGTCTCGCCGAGCTTTTCGTCGAGCTTCGCCTGCGTCATCACTTTGCCGGTATTGCCGGGCCGGATAGAGCCCGGCAGCTTGCGCGCCTTGTCGGCGTGCAGACTCGGGTCCCATTGGACGCCCCAGTAGATCGCCCGCATTGCGCCCTGCGCGTATGCATTCACGGTACCGTCGGAGAGTTTGGTTTCGAGGAGAGCTTTCTTCACGTGCCGGCCGACGAGCTTGGCACACTCGTCGTCGCCGGCCTTCGCTCCGCCCTCGCGGGCAAGGTCGATCCAAGTATTGATCAACAGCGAGCGGGCGCTATCGTGCCGGGCGACCAGCGTCGCCAGTTTCGCGGCCGGGAAAACCGGCAGCGTCATTGCAGGGGCCGACGGAGTCGGCAGGGGGGATGGCTTACGTGCCATGTTGGCTTCCTTTGCCCGGTGCCGCCGGGCTAGTCGGGTGACAACGTCGTTGCCACAATCCAAAGTCTACGCCGACTACTAAGCGAGTCAACTAGGCCAGCCGAGCTAGTTGGCTAGGCCGGACCCCACCCCGCCCCCACCCCCCGCTGTGTGGGTCGGAGTCCCGCCGGCCATTACACTGGGCGCAACTCCCACGACCACCCTAAATTTTCGACTGTCTAAACCACCCTAAATTTCTAACTGTCTAAAAATACTACACAATCCCAAATCTCCGACTGTCTAAAAATACTACACAACTACAAATCCCCGACTGTCTAAACCACCCTAAAATTTACACCACATTTAACCAATCACACTGTCCAAAAAATTTAACTGTTGAATTTTTTACAGCACGGGCGTATCCTGCGCGGATGGAGATGCCCCCCATCGATATGGACGTGCCGTTCGCGGACTACCCGCCGACGTTTGCCGGTCTGCAAGAGCGTGTGGCTGCGGCCATGGCGACCCTCGGTGCCATATCCACGGGGGTGCAGGTTGAAGACGACGACATACGCACCGCGCAAGAGATCTTCGTCGGACAGAAGCTGGCCTCCGACAAGACGCTGGCTTCCCCCGGAACGGTGGTGCATCTTGATGCGCTCCTGAGTGAGTACGACAAGCAGATCGTCAAGTCGGCTGCACAGATCCGCACCTACGTCACCAACCGGCTGCTGCTGGACTCCAACCACCCCGACCCGAGGATACGCCTGCGGTGCTACGAGCTTCTCGGGAAGATTTCCGATGTCGGACTGTTCACCGACAAGACGGAAGTCACTATGCGCCACCGACCGACCGAGGAGCTTGAGCAGCTACTGCGCGAACGTCTCTCCAAGACGCTGGAAGGTGTGGCTGTGGTCGTGCCGGAACTGGACCCGACCAAATGAGTCTCATCTCTCGTGCTGAACTAGAAACCCTCCTTGCAGGGTTGAAGAACATGTCGCACGAGGAGATGGCCGCGACACTGGCACTGCTGGATGAGTTGGACGCTCGCAAACGCAAGATGTTTGCGCAGAACGACTTTCTCGCGTTCATCGGTGCCGTTGACCCCACCTATAAGTTCGGTGGACACCTCAAACGGCTGGGCAAGCTGCTCATGGAGGTGGAAGAAGGCCACAAAGATCGGGTTGCTGTGTCTATGGCACCTCGATTTGGTAAGTCCACAATGATTTCCATATACTACCCGGCGTGGTATTTAGGAAAACACCCCGACCACAAGATGATCATAGCCTCTCACACGGGTGATTTGGCTGTGGATATGGCTCGGAAGGTGCGAAATCTTATGCAATCGCAGGAGTACAAGGACATTTTCCCTGGGGTGCAGATCGCTGCGGACGCTAAAGCAGCTGGAAAATGGAATACAACCGTTGGTGGAGAGGTTTTTGCCGTCGGTGTGGGGGGTGCCATCGCTGGTCGGGGTGCACATCTGCTGATTGTGGACGATCCGATCTCTGAACAGGACATTAAAGCTGGAAATACTGACTCTCTTGACGTAGTTTATGAGTATTTTAGAGCTGGTTTGCGCACTCGTCTCATGCCTGAAGGCCGTATTTGTGTCTTACACACTCGCTGGCACCAGCGAGACCTCATCGGACGCCTCATAAAAGACGGAAGTCTCAATCCAGACGGTGACGTATACGAGGTTTTTGAGTTTCCAGCGGTTTTAGAGGTCAAAAACCCCGAATACGACCCCGATTTGCCGTCTGACGACGCAAATCCCACCCACATTCAGAAGTCGTTGTGGCCAGAACAGTGGCCCCTGCAGTCCCTGCTGCGCACGAAAGCGTCCATGCCAGCGTGGCAGTGGAACGCACAGTACCAACAGAACCCCACCGCACAAGAATCTGCCATCATCAAGCGTGATGACATCATGTGGTGGGCCAAAGAGACGCCCCCAAGCCTCGACTACACCGTGCAGGCATGGGATACGGCTATGACGACCAAGGATCGGTCCGACTTCTCAGTGTGCCAGACTTGGGGGGTGTGGACTGACGAGGCAACCAACGTCACTAACGTCATCCTGCTCAATTGCGTGCGCGGAAAGTACGAATTTCCCGAGCTTAAGCGCATAGCACACGAGCAGTACAAGGACTGGGAGCCGGATTCGCTCATCATCGAGACCAAAGCCAACGGTCAGCCGCTGGTGGATGAGCTACGCCGCTCGGGTGTGTTCGTGCAGGAATTCAGTCCCGGCAAAGGGCAGGACAAGATCGCCCGACTCAACGCGATCAGCGACATGTTCACCAGCTGTCAGGTGTGGTTCCCCGAAACGTGGTGGGCTACCGAGGTGGTGGAGGAACTGTTGGCGTTTCCTGCGGGCGAGCACGATGACTGCGTGGACACCTGTACACTGGCGCTCATGCGAATACGGCAAGGCGGCATCCTGCGCCTGCGAAACGATGTGGTCGATGAGGACCGCATCAGCCTGCCGCGCCGCAACGCCTACTACTGAGAAAGAACGCCATGGAAAAGAGTCTGTACACCGCTCCCGAAGGCATCCTCGGTGCCGCACAGGCTGAAGAGCCCAGCGAGATTGAAATTGAGGTTGTGGACCCGGAGGAGGTCACCATCCGTGCCGACGGACTGGAGATCGAGATTGAGCCCGGTGAGCCCGAGCCCGATGGGTTCGGTGCCAACCTCGCCGACTCCGGCTTGCTCGACGAGAGCTACATGCAGACGCTGGCGTACGAACTGGAGCGTCAGTTCGACGAGGACATTGGTAGTCGCAAGGACTGGGAGCAGACTTACGTCGAGGGGCTCAAGCTGTTGGGTCTGAAGTACGAAGAGCGCACCGAGCCGTGGACGGGCGCGTGCGGGGTGTTCCACCCGATGATCACCGAGGCGGTGGTGCGGTTCCAAGCCGAGGCCATCATGGAGACGTTCCCCGCTGCTGGGCCAGCGAAGGCCAAGATCATCGGCAAGGAGACTCCGGCCAAGAAGGCAGCGGCGGTGCGTGTGGCGGCGGACCTGAACTACCTGCTGACTGAGCAGATGGTTGAGTTTCGGCCGGAGCATGAGCGCATGCTGTGGAACGTGTCGCCCACCGGCAGTGCGTTCAAGAAGGTCTACTACGACCCCAGCCTCGGGCGTGCGGTGTCCGAGTTCGTGCCAGCTGAAGACCTCATCCTGCCCTATGGCACCTCTGACATCCAGCGGGGCTCGCGGCTGTTCCACCGCATGCGTCGCACCAAGAACGACCTCATCAAGGCACAGCACTCGGGGTTCTACCGTGAAGTGGACCTTGGAGAGCCCAGCAAGCAGATCGATGACATCCGCAAGGCCAAGGATGAGGAGACGGGGTTCTCTGACCTGAATGATGACAGGTACGAGGTCATCGAGGCCCACGTCGAGTTGGACCTCAAGGGGTTTGAGGACACCGACGAGCATGACGAGCCCACCGGCATCGCGCTGCCATATGTGGTGACGTTCATCCGCAACACGGCTACGATCCTCTCCATCCGTCGCAACTGGCGTGAGGAAGATACGCTGAAGCTGCCGCGTCAGCACTTCGTGCACTACATCTACGTGCCGGGGTTCGGTGCGTATGGCTACGGGCTGTTCCACCTCATCGGTGGGTTCGCCAAGAGTGCGACCAGTATCATCCGCCAACTGGTGGACGCGGGCACGCTGGCCAACCTGCCGGGGGGTCTGAAGAGCCGAGGACTGCGCATCAAGGGCGACGACTCGCCCATCGCACCGGGGGAGTTCCGCGACGCCGACGTGGCCTCGGGCACGCTGCGCGACAACATCCTGCCCCTGCCGTACAAGGAGCCCAGCGCCACCCTGTTCAACCTCCTCAACCAGATCGTGGAGGAGGGGCGCAGGTTCGCAGCGACGGCCGACATGAAGGTGTCGGACATGTCCGCGCAGGCTCCGGTGGGCACCACGCTCGCGCTGCTGGAGCGGCAGCTGAAGGTCATGACGGCGGTGCAGGCGCGGATGCACTTCGCGCTCAAGCAGGAACTCAAGCTCATCGCGGAGATCCAGCGCGATTACACCGACGAGGACTACGAGTACGAGACCGACCCGGACGTAGCGCGCCCGCGCGCCCGCCGCGATGACTACAGCATGGTCGAGGTCATCCCGGTCAGCGACCCCAACGCGGCCACCATGAGCCAGCGGGTCGTGCAGTACCAAGCCGTCATGCAGATGGCGCAGATGAACCCGGACATCTACGACATGCCCCAGCTGCACCGGGCGATGCTGGAGGTGCTGGGTATCAAGAACGCCGAGAAGCTGGTGCCGCTGCCCGACGACATGAAGCCTGTCGATCCGGTCAACGAGAACATGAACGTGCTCAAGGGCAAACCCCTCAAGGCGTTCCTCCTGCAAGACCACGAGGCACACATCTCGGCGCACATGGCGCTGCTCAACGACCCGCTGATTGCACAACTGATCGGGCAGAACCCGCGTGCACCGCAGATACAAGCGGCCCTCACGGCGCACATCGCTGAGCATGCGGGGTTCCTGTATCGCGTGAAGGTCGAGCAGCAGCTTGGTGCTGCCCTGCCCGGCCCCGAGGAGCATCTGCCGGTCGAGATCGAGAACGCCGTCAGTGGGCTCATCGCGCAAGCCACCAACCGGGTACTGCAACAGAACCAAGCTGTTGCGGCGCAGCAACAAGCTCAGCAGCAGGCGCAAGACCCGCTCGTCCAAATCCAGATGCAAGAGCTTCAACTCAAGATGCGGGATCTTGAGCTTAAGGCCCAGAAAATCGCTGCGGACGCCGCTGCCAAGACCGACGAGATTGACCTGCGGCGCGAAGAGATCGCCGGCCGGCTGCAGCTGGAAGCTA